TTCATGAAGTTGAAGAATCAATGAAGGATTATATGAGACGTAAAGCCTTATGGAGTAAAGTATCTCCCTGATGGTCCAGGCGCTCTCAAATCAACGTGAACCCAGGTAGTAGTTCCCTTTTCCATTCTAATTCCTAGAGAGGCCAACTGAGGCTCAAGGGCGTTCTTTATATCATCAATAGACATGTTGGGATTACAGTCAAAGTCACAGGCTATACTCATTGAGTGAACATCCGCCGCGGGATTGATATTCTGGCTTGTATTGTAGTCTTGGGAACGAAACATACAGTGAACATTCATAGGACAGCCTAGAAGTTCTCGAACTTGGTCAAGTTTTTGGCATAAAGCTTCGATTTGGTCAAAATTAACCCCATCGTCCTCGGTAGCCAGTCTATTCCAGTTATGGAGGATTAGAGCCTCACCCACCTTAAAATAATCACTCACCATACATTGAGCGTCAGTCCAGTCAATCATCGGTCCTCTTTCCTATAGGTGTAACCTGGGTTTTAATAATTCTCTTGCAAAATCCACAACTTACACACTTTAACCAGCCTGGGCATTCAGGACGTTCTAGCATCCAGGCGCTACAAATTTCACATATTGGGCTTTGTTTTTCGTCCATATATTATAGTTGTTATCCCAGTTAACAACTATACTATAGAGATATGTGAACTAATGCTCCACGGCTTATAAGCCAAATGGTTCGTAGAACCGACAAAAGTCGAGCTTACAGTAATAGAATATCCTAATGTTATTAATGATTTATGGAGATTACATGGAAAAGTATAGTAAATACGCTCCCTTAGGACTCTTTTGCCTCTCTTTGGTCAATGTATTGGTCAGAAGCAATTGGGAGTCTGTGGTTCTTGCGGGCGTTGCTGCTCTTTTAGCTGCGGCTTATGAGTTAAAAGGTCAGGACAAAAAGGTAAAGGAATTAGAACAAAAGTTGGAAGCTCAAGCTAAAGCTGCTGAGGCTCGATATGAAGTTCTTGCTACTGCCATTAACAATCACGCTAAAGCTTTTGAAGACATCAAGACTCACGTTTCAGGTTTGAGTTTGGCTCGTAATTTAAAACAAAGTCAAGAAAAAGCTCCAATCCAGAAAATCTTTTAAGGAAATTGAATGTCAGAAAATAAAATGGCCGAACAGTTTAAGGATTTCGCTGAACTTCAAGCATATAGTAATGCACAGAACAGAACGATTATAGATCAGTCTAAAAAGCTTCGTGAGAAAGATGAAGAGATCAAACATCTCAAAAAACTTTTAGAAGGTTCTGTTCCTCTTATCAAAGAAGTTAAAGATAAATCCAAACTTGAAGCAAACGATCAGGAATATATTTGTCGAGTTGAAATCAACAAACTCAGAGTTGTTTCAGATGAAAGAGAACTGACTCTAGAAGAATGTAAACGATTTGACATCTATTCCAAAATTCTCAAGGAACTTGCAAACCAACCCAAAACGATTGAGATTCAAGCGAAAACTCTAAGCGAAAGAGATTTGATCGCTGTTATCTCAGGTACAGGTGATGACCAGCATTGATAAACGCGAAGCTTATAACGAGCTTTGGAGAAGAGGAATTCTTCATTGGAAGTGTCACCCTCTTCAAAAAGAAATGTATGATCGTTTCTACGCGGCTGAACCAAACTCAACGCTCGTGTGGCTCCTTGCTCGTCAAACGGGTAAGTCCTATCTGTTGGCAATTCTTGCTCTTGAACACGCTCTAAAGAAAAATGATAGCATCATAAAGCTTGTTACGGATACAAAAGTTCACATCCAAAGTATCTTTGAAAAAGTTTTCTTAGAACTTCTGGCCGATTGTCCAGAAAAGATTCGTCCTGAGTTTAAATCTAAGTATCAAACTTATTTCTTTCCTAATGGTTCTCAAATCCAATTAGCTGGTACTGATAACCAAAACTATGAACACCTTCGGGGACAAAAATCTGTTCTCGTTCTTGTTGATGAAGCTGGTTTCTGTAGTGATCTAAACGAAGTTGTCAAGTCTGTTTTATTTCCTACGACTACACATACTGGTGGTAAAATTATTCTGTCAAGCACACCTCCTTCTGATCCTGAGCATGAGTTCATTCAGTTCATTGAAGAAGCTGAGATGACAGGAAATATTGTCAGAAAAACAATTTATGACAATCCCTTGCTGACTCCAGAAAAAATTGAACAAATCAAAAAACAAATGGGTGGAGAAGCCTCAGAAAGATTTCGTAGAGAATATCTTTGTGAGATGATTAAAGACCCGACTCTCTCTGTTATTCCAGAATTCGATGACGCGTTGGAAAAAGAGATTGTTAAGGAGTGGCCTCGTCCTCCTTATTTCGATAGCTATGAAGCTATGGACATTGGAGGTCGAGACCTCACCGTTGTCATCTTTGGGTATTATGACTTCAGAGCCAATAAACTTGTAATTGAAGATGAACTCGTAATAGATTTCAATAAACCCGATGAAAATATTCCTAAACTCACAAAAGGTATTGAAGAGAAAGAAAAATCTCTTTGGACAAATCAATTAACTCTAGAAACAAAGCCTCCATATATGAGAGTTAGCGACATCAATTATATCGTTGTCAGAGAAATCTTAAACGCTAGTAACAACAAAGTCAATTTTATTCCAGCCAATAAAGATGATAACCAAACTGCGATTAACAACCTTCGCACCATGTTATCTTCTCGAAAAATTGTTATCAATCCGAGATGTAAGACGTTAATTCGTCACTTAAAGAATGTTAAATGGGACAGTAAAACTAATAGAATCAGGTTTGCACGTTCTCCTGATTGCGGGCACTACGACGCAGTAGATGCTCTTAAGTATTTTGTTCGCCATGTGGTGTATACGAAGAATCCGTATCCAGCTCATTACGATCTGAATATGAAAGACCTCTATGTTCATAACCCGGAAAAGTTTTATAGTAAGTCCCCCGCTGAAGTCTATAGAAAGATTTTCAACGTCAAACCCAAGAGGTTTTAAAAACTATGTCAAACAGTAGCAATTATTCCAATCCAGATGACATCTATTTTGCCGCGGCATCTCCAAATGTCGTAGCGAGTACATGTCTTGCTAGAGCGCAAAGCTTTTTCAATATGTTGAGAGCCAATGCGTATCTAGAAAAGCTCCAGCAAATGTGGAGAGCTTATCACGGAGCTTATGAACATGATCTTGGTTATGGTCATAGGGTTAACTTCACAGGTGAGCAGGGTGAGTTGATTCAATTCCCCGTCAATCACTTTAGAAACTTAGCTCGTCATATCTACATCATGATTACTGCCAATAGACCTGTAATGGAGTCTAGAGCGGTTAATACTGATTACAAATCTGAATCTCAAGCGATTCTAGCCAATGGAATCCTTGACTACTACATGAGAGAGAAACATCTTGAAGATGCTCTTAAGAAAGCTGTTGAGCTGGCTATTGTTCTTGGCGCTGGTTACATTAAACTCGCGTGGAATGCCACGGGAGGTAATTTATATGACGCTGACCCTGAGACTGGAGAGTTTAATTATGAGGGAGAAGTTGAATTTAGTACGCTTACTCCTTTTGATGTCGTTGTGGATGGCACCAAAGAAAACTGGGATAACGACTGGATACTTTGCAGGACCTTCCAAAATCGTTACAACCTCATGGCTAAATACCCAGAGCTTGCCGAAAAGATTAAGGGAATCCCTCCCAAGAACCAGAGTTCTGTATATCGTTTAGCAGTTTGGTCGAATGACGAAACTGATGATATTGCAGTCTATGAATTCTTTCACAGACAATCGGAAGCTCTACCTGAAGGGAGATACGTTCTCTTCTTGGACGAAGATATTATTCTCCAAGATGCCAAGATGCCTTATAGAATGATTCCCATTTTCAGGATTGTACCAGCGGAGATTCTTGGTACTCCGTATGGCTATACTGACATGTTTGATATTTTCCCAATCCAGGAACTTATTAACTCCTTGTATAGTACAATTGCGACCAACCAGAACGCATTCGGTGTTCAAAACTTGTATGTTCCTCGTGGAGCTGATCTAGCTGTTAACCAGCTTGAGGGCTCAATGAATATCATCGAAGGTAATGCAAAGCCAGAAGCTTTGAATCTTACGCAGACTCCTGCTGAGGTTTTTAAATTCCTTGAGATGGTTATTCAGGCTGGTGAAACTTTATCAGCCGTTAGTGCAACGACTCGTGGTAATCCAGAAGCAAGTTTGAAATCTGGAACCGCTTTGGCTCTAGTTCAATCTATGTCACTTCAATTCCAATCTGGTCTTCAACAAAGTTATGTAAAGCTTATTGAAGATGTTGGAACTGCGCTCTTGAGTATTCTTAAAGACTTTGCTACGACTCCTAAGATCATTACATTGGTCGGGAAAAGCAATAGGTCGATGCTTAAAGAGTTCACTGGTGATGACATTTCTGAGATCAATCGTGTTGTAGTTGACGTGGGTAATCCACTCTCTAGGACGATTGCAGGTAGAGTTCAGATGGCAGAACAACTTCTCCAGATGAAACTTCTTCAGACTCCTCAACAATATTTCCAAGTTATTAACTCTGGTCGTTTGGATGCGACATACGAAGGTGAGCTTAAAGAGCTTCTCACGATCAAACGTGAAAATGAAAAGATGCTGGAAG